TCAGTTGTCGAAAGTGTAGCATCTGTTTACCGCAGGGTCGAACGTCGAGAATTCGCCATCCCTCGCCCACTCCCGGAGGGTATATCGACCTCGTGGCAAGTACCTGGCCCGCCGGATGGCCTCGGCTTCGGAGGGGAACACTCCCAGCAGGTAGCCGTCGATGGTCAGTTCGTAGATCATATTTCCGTGTGATTATCAAGAGTGCACAACCGTTCATTCATAGAGGAAACAGCCAATTTCATAACCTCCTCCATTACAGAATCCATCGCTTTCTCAAAATCTTCGAGGAGCCTATTGGCGCTTTCGGGATAATAGCTCGATTCAACAATGTCTTCAATTTCTCCATATATGTCAGAGAATTTGATATACACCCCCAGGTATCCGGCCGTTTCCTGGCTCAACTTTGCGTTTTTCAAATCTTCGATTGTCATGGCTTTATCTGAATTATTCAACTAACGTACATTTCACATCCTCGATCTCGCGGCCTTTCAACTCGGCCAACTCGCGGCGCAGGTGTTCCACCTCGAAAAACAGCCGCCACGCCTCCGACATTGCGGCCGAAACGTAGGCCGAGATATTCACGATCTCCCGGTAGGGGTTGCCCTCCTGGATCGGAAACAGACCAAAGAGTAAATCGGAGGCAGGCGTGGCCGTCTTGGTCTCTTTGAGTTTCTCCAGGACATAAGCCCGGCCCGCCTCCCGACGCTCGGCGATGATCCGGTTGGCATCCTCCCGGGTCGGTTCCGCTTCGATTCTGATTACGTTCTTTTCCATAGTTCAATATATCGTTATAAGGTTTTCCACTTTGAACGACCGCCAACCGGCAGCCTCGATGTCGTAATACTTAACCGTGCGACCGTCATCCGGGCGTTCGATGCCCTTGATCGTGGCGGCGATGTCCTGCAACGTACCGCAAGCCCGACGTAGCGTGCCGTCGGCCTTTTCGTAGGCAAACCAAACGACACCGACCCGCATCCGGCGGGTAAGCCGATAAAGGCTCCACGCCTTCGAAAGACATACGGAGAAGGTTTTGCCCGTCGTGCGGAACAGCGCCCAGGCACGGCGCATGATGTTTGATAAATCGGTTCGTTTCATGGTTATTTTCATTTGGAACTCTCTGTGACCCCGGCGGCCGGATTACCGCCGGGGGCTTCGTGCCGTGGTGTAATAGCACCTATTCGCGGAAGGTGAGAGAGCTGGATTGTTTGTTAGTTCAACAGTACCTGCAAAGCGTCGGCGAGTTCGGGATATTCGTTGCCCTCTTCATCCCATACGGCCTCGACGGTCGTCTGCTCGCTGACCAGTTCGGGGACCATTTCCCACATCCCACAATAGCTGTCACCACCTCGGACGGCACGATATTCGGCCTCGTAATTGACAAAGGCGATATATCCGTTGTGGATGATCTCGAAACCTTCGCTTTCGCCGTCGCAATTGAAGGTGACATAATCGGCGATCTGCTTGGCGAAGTGCTGAATCTCGGTACGGGTTGCGGGAGTCATGGTTATTATATGTTTAGTTATATTCTGACGATGCAAATATAACTCAAATTATAATACAATCCAAATGAATCACCCTCAAAAATTACCATCATAGTATTTTTTTCTCACTTTTATTATAATTATATGGAAATTTACTACCTTTGTAAAGCATAAACCACTATTAAACTATCGGTATAATGTCAAAATTCCGCGTATTAGAGCTGTGTAAACAAAAAGGCATAACACAAAAGGATTTGGCTGAAAAGATCGGCATGACCCCCGTCGGCCTCGCAAAAGCCGCTAACGGAAATCCTACATTTGAAACTCTCGAAAAGATAGCCGACGGATTAGGGGTAACGGTTCCGGAGCTGTTCGCCCCGCAGCCGACGAACACGACCACCTGCCCGCATTGCGGCAAGCCGATCAGAATAGAGAAGGAAGAATAGGCTCAACGATATAATTGTATATTTCTAGACATACATTAGAAATCCCAAGATGCGCTCCTATTCAAAACGGGGGGGGGTAAAAAACTGCAAATATATTTGCAGTTTGAATATAAAACTATTATATTTGCGCCATAATCCAAAGCCAGTAGGCTGGCAAACAAATCCGATGCAGATAGGTCTGCCGTTAAGCCACCCTCATAGGTGGCTTAATTGTTATCCACTAAAAACCTAATATATGCTGACTACTAAAGTAAACATTCTAATCGACGGAGGTTTTTTTGGCAATGCTTCAAAAAAAACAACCAAAGAAGCCCTCAACCTCAAGATGTAGAAAATACTGTAAATGAAGTCATGAGGCTTGTTAAGGCCAAGACTAACGGAGAAACTGAGGATATTCTTTTCCGTGTATTTTACTACGACTGTCGACCTTTCGGCGGAGAAATTAACGACCCCTCAGGAAATAAAATCAATTACTCTACCAGCCAAGGATATGCGGCAAAAAACACATATCTCGACACTTTAAATGTAATGGATAGATTTGCCTTACGACTAGGAGAACTATCATTTACCGGATGGAAACAAGACCGATACAATAGACAACTAAGGCCCGATTTTAAGCAAAAAAGCGTAGATATGAAGTTTGGTCTTGATATGGCCACAATGGCAACAAAACATACTGTTGATAAAATCGTTCTTATCGCAGGAGATTCAGACTTCATTGCTCCTATTAAATTCGCTCGCAAAGAAGGATTGCTAATATATTTATATCCAATGGGAAATCACATCAAGCAATCCCTACAAGGACATTGTGATTATATACTCAAGTAGATTATTAACAAGCAGCCACCATTTTGAGGTGGCTGTTTCCGTTATTCCCGGATCGTCTGTTTCCCGATGGACTGAATGATGGAGGCGGCTGCCTCGTCTATGGTTACGGAAATGGCCGGTCCGGCAGACTGGATCTCTTTGCTGTTAGTGGTGATGTCCTTGCGGTCGGCCAGGCGGAGAACCCGCGCAACAATGCTCGAATCATATACCCCGACCAAAGCACCATCGAGCTGGTCGGCCTCGATAGCCTCTCGAATGAAAGTCAGCAGCTCCGAAAATTCCGGTTTTGCTTCGTAGTTGTAGAAACTATCCCGGCTTATTTCCGCGAACCGGCAAAAGCCCGTAAGGGTCAGCGGACGTTCACACGGGAGCGATATGGTCTGTCCTGCCGATACTTTGCTGACATAGATCGGCGTAGCCTTGGCCCATTTCCTGTACTCCTCGAAGACCGCCCAGAAACGTTCGGGAGTGAATTTCCGAGGCCGCCCGATCTTACGGGCGGGATCCTCTGTCTTTTGTCCTTTCCTGTTCATGGTCATTTGTATTTTTTACGTCCCAGTTTGCTGATATTGTCCTGCACTTTGACCCTGCGCTGGCCTTTGTTGATGTCTACCACCGAGACAACGGGCGTCGGCATATCGAGCAAGACCTCTTTAAGCATCGCCCGCATTCCACGCATTCCATCGCCACGCTGGGGCAGATTGGATACGTTAATGGCATTGCCTCCGCTCGATATGTTCATGGCCGAGAGCATAGATCCCCACTCATTCACAGCAGCGGCAGTCATAACTGCCTCGCCATTAGACAGACGTGCCGGAATACTGTCCGACGTGCCGGTTCCCGGCCCGCTTACAAGTCCTCCAGCCGCATATTTGGGCACCGAAGCATTCGCAGATTCCGAAGTTAGGCTCTTGACCGTGGAAATTACAGCCCCGATAGCTGCAGCGACGGCGGCAATGGCTACGAGCATCTCGATCCAATGCGAAGAAGAGCTGGCGGCCTTGGCGGTTCCGGTGGCCAAAGCAACACCTCCCTCGGCAAGCGCTTCGCCCTGCTTGGCAGCGATATTGGCAGTCGTAGCCACTGTATTTGCCGCAGTGAGAGCCGTACTGGCCTCGGTCTGTACGTTCTTGGCCTCCATGATTGCCGTAGACACCTGCTCAAGGCTATTCATGGCACGGATAACTCCAAGTAACGAGGAAAGAACGCTCATCATGCGACTGAACGCATTGTCCTGTCCGGCAACCACATCTCCCAATTCAGACATCGAAGAGGTAAGTTCCCCAACAGCATCGATTCTTCCCTCGGCCAAAGACCTACTGTTTTTAATACCTTGCGTAGCGCCCCTGTTAATCTGATCGTTCGCCTTCTCGATCTGCCTCAAAAGATCGAGCCTCATGGATAAAATATCAGCATCGGATTCTCCCGACTTCTTGAGCGCGTCCGCATTTTGCTCGATGTAGCCCAATTGCTCCTTCAGGATGGATAACATCTCGCGTGCTGCCGCTATCTGACCATCCTCTCCGGGTCCTGCTGCTATCTGTGTCTGCAGAATGCGGACCCGATACTCCTCGGATTTGCTCTTGATGGCATTCTCCAACTCCTTACGGCTGTATTTCCGTTCAATATCCTGTCGGTCCTTCTGATATTTTTCGTCCAGCAAAAGCAACTTCTTATTAAGCGCCTCCCGCTCCATGACCAACGCCTGCCCTTGTTGCACTCCGGCCGTCTTCTCCAACTCGGAGATCTCCGCAAGGCGTTTTTTTGTTTCTGTTATATCCTTGTCGTAATTCTCCCGGAGCGTCTGCAGCTCGTTTTCCCGCGTCTTGTCCCGCATCTGCTGGGTCATGCGCAACACCTCGTCGGCGGCCTTCTGGGCTGTTTTAATTTGCGTGTCGGCTGCTTTGACATCGGCCTGCTGCACTTTGGCTGCAGCTTCGGATCGTGCCTTTGCTGCTGCGGCGGCACTTGCTTTGGCATCCGCTTCGGCTTGTTTGGCAGCGTCGGCCTGCTCCTGCTTCAACTGCTTCACCTGTTCAATGGCTTTATTTCCGGCCTCTATGAAAGCCTTGTACATCGTTTCGGTAACCTCGAAATCCTGCTGCCCAAAAAGGCCTCCACTTCCAGTATACCGTTCCCGCGCGGCATCGTATCTGTTCTGCCAATATTTTAACCCCTCTCGAATACTTGTGTTCAGGGCATCTTCACCACCCGTTGAATAGGTATTCATCAAACTTTCGACAAAGAACCCCTTCTGCTTGTTCTTCTGCGCATCAGGATCGAGCAGGTTGTTGATCCCCTCGATACCGCTGGTGATGAAGTCAATCACCGACTTGATCGTTCCGCGGCTGTTGTAGAACGACAGCACGAAACCCTCCCAGGCGCTTTCCATCAGTTTGATCGAACCCTCCACGGTGTTGAGCCGGTCTTCTGCAATTCGTCCCAGCTCCCCGTTTACGTCTTCCAGATTTTCACGCAGGCGACGCAGATTGTCGGAGCCATTGAGAAAGGTATTGAAGGCCGCCACGCTCCGTTTGTCGGTCAGTTCGAGGGTTTCGGCCAGGTCGATACCCCGATCCCGAAGGCGTTGCAGTCCGGAGACCAGATCGGGGAGCGTGCGCACCGGAGCCCCGAGCGATTGGGCCAGCTTGCCGTTGGCATCGGCCAGGTTGAGCAGGATATTGCGGGTCGCCGTAGCTGCACTCGACGCATCGAAACCCGCATCGGCAAGCGTTCCCAGCAACGCCGCAGTATCCCGCACGCTGAATCCGAAGGTATTGGCCACGGGCGACACGATGGACATCGCGGTTTTGAGGTAGCTGAACGACAACGCCGAACGGTTTGTAGCGACGGCCAGCGTAGCGAGCACATCTTCCGTATCGTTTACATTCAACCCGAAACTCCGCAACGTAGCACCTGCAAGGGCCGCCGCTTCGGGAAGTGAAGCCCCGACCGCCGTAGCGAATTGCAGGACGGGTTTCTGCATCATCTCGATGGATTGCGTTCCGAATCCCAGTTTGGCGAGCTCCGTCTGCAACTGCGTCACCTGCGAGGCGGTGTATTCGGTTGTACGGCCCAGTTCCAACGCGGAATCGGTCAGCCGCTTCAACTCGTCGGCATTGGCCCCGACGATCGTTCCGAGGTCAGCATTGGCCTGCTCAAAATCGCGGATCTTCTGAATGCCGTTATTGAGCGAGCTGAACAGACCGCGGATCGCCATCCACGCCGCCGTGATTTTCAAGAAGGCTTTCTGGATACCTCCGGCGTAGTTGCCTACGCTGGAGTGGTAATTGCGAATAGACTCCTCCTGCCGGTTGATCTCTTCGGTTGTCGCTCGAATCTGCCGGACCAGCTCCTGCCCACGGCTCCCCGAACGCTCCGCGGCGCTCAATGCCTCGAACTCCGAAGTCAGCAGCCGAACGCTGGCCCGCATTTGGTTCAGCGATCCGGTCTTTGCGGTGTCCTGCCGGATATTCGACTGTATTTCCCGCGTATATTGCCGAAGGTCCGACTTGAATTTTGTGACGGCCTGGTCGTTCTTGATGATCTCGTTTTTCGTCTGGACCATCATGCGGTCGAACTGCTCCTGTGTAATCTTCCCCTCTTTGAGACTCTTTCTGTACTCTTCAAGGTCTTGTTTGAGCTGCTTCGTCTCGTTGGAAAGCGCACCAATCGCATTCTGCGATTCGCGCATCTTTTCGATCAGATCGGAATTTTTGATTGTGATCTCGATAATCTTGTGGATCGTGTCCTGTGCCATACGTCTCTATATGGGTTTAGTTGTTATTCGTTTTTCATGCTCACCCAGCGCTCGGTCGCCCGGGTTATACCGCGTTGCCGCTCTTCATCGGAAATCGGATCATCCGATGCAATACGGCCCCATTTCCCGCCGAGGAACTCCGGACCGCCGGAAGCCGTAACGGAGAAGATGCACATCCGACCGTCATGCGCCACGATTCGGAGGCTGTTCCGATGATCTGTCCAAAGATTTGCATTCCTGGCCGGGACCTTGATTTGCCGAATAGCCTCTTTCGTGCCGTCCGGCAGCCGTCGATAGACAATCACCGACAACCGGTCAGCCCCTCGGAAAGGAACTATTCGGGCGATGCCCGACTTCGGGGATTTGGTGTAATAGAGCGATACGACGTATCCGCCCAGCCGGATCTGCCAATCTTCAGCGCCTCCGGCTTCAATCTGTTCCCGAATGCTGGATTCGGGGTAAAATTCCTGTTTCATCTTGTGTTGTTTTTTATGTGTTTTGTCTGTTTTGAGCCTCGATCCCGCCGGGCCCTCATATTCTGGAGCGTCAGTTTGGCCTGCTTGATCCGATGGTTGCGAATCCCGTCGATGATAATCATCAACTCCTCGCGGTTCAACTCGACCGTCCATACCGTATAATCGGCCGCTACGGGGTGGCTCTTTGCTTTTCGTGTCATGGTTCCCGAAAAAAATCACTATCTTTGTTCGGATGGCTGGGGTGATCTTTCGGGGTCGCCCTTTCTATTAGCCCGGTCTCCACCGCCCGGCATTGAATCCGTTGGCCATATAAAAGGCTATTTTGTCTGCCGTGTGCCTTTCATCACCACGCAGGCACAAAGCCGTACCGAAGCCGAATTCTGCGGTTTGCGGATAACATTCGTGTTTTGTTCCGTCCTTACATATCCGCTTCGGAGCCTTGAACACTTCATAGTAGGCCAACCCGTCGGGCGTCGTTCGCTTATAGCAGCACATTCCGTTGGCCTCATTGTGGGCGATTTTCTCGAATATGTCTCCATATTTTGCAAACTCGTCCGTCAATGGATCGTATAATACCCGTTTCTTGTGGGTGTATTCTTTCATGGCTTTATTTTCTTTCGTGTTATGGGCACTTATTCCACCCGGGCAATTTCACGCGGTAAAATCGCGAACCTGTTAGAACGGGTCGGAGCCAGCATCCGGGGTTTCATCCGGACCGTTGTAGTCGGTGAGGTTCGTGACACTCCGATTGAACCGAAAGCAAACCTCCCCGGTGCGGCCGTCTCGCTGTTTGGCGATGATGAACCGCCCGACACCGTGCGAGGAGATAGTCCCATAGCGGCCTGTCTGGATCGTTTGAATGCCGTAATACTCCGGGCGCATGATGAACAGCACCATATCGGCATCCTGCTCGATGGCTCCCGATTCGCGGAGGTCAGACAGCAGTGGCGTTTTGTCAGGCCGTTCCTCAACCTTGCGGGAAAGCTGCGCCAGGATGATAACCGGAATATCCAGCTCTTTGGCCAGTTGTTTGGCCGAGCGCGACATATTGGCTACCTCGCGCTCGCGGCTCTGCTGGCGGTCGTCGCCGTCGAGCAGCTGCAGGTAGTCGATCACCACCATCCCGCACTTGCCCCGGCGGTGCATTCTCCGGCATTGCGCCCGTATCTGCGTCATCGATGTGGCCGGGCGGTCGCTGATATGGATCGGCAAAGCCGCGAGTTCGGCCTCAACCCGTTCCAGCGTTCCCCACATCTCGGAGGTGATGCTCCCGGCCCGGTAGGCGTTGGCGTCGACATTGCTCCGGCCGATCAGCAACCGATCGGATAACTGCGTGTCGCGCATTTCCAGCGAGAAGAAGCAAACCGGTGTACCCTGCCGAGCGGCGCTGGCCATGAAGTGCAGCGCGGCGGCGCTCTTGCCCATACCGGGACGTCCGGCCACAACGACCAACTGCCCGCCACGCCAGCCGCCTGTATAGGTGTCGAGGCTCCGCAGACCAGTCGAGGTCCCCACGGGCTGCCCGGAGGCGTAAGCCCGGCACCGACTTTCAAGTTGTTCGAGCGATTCCCGAAGGATCGCACCCAGGGGCCGCAGGTCGTTGGTCGAAGTGGAGCGGTCGCCGATCATGGAGATCTCCGCCGTCGCCCAGTCGAGCACCCCGTCGGGATCGGAGGCCGCGCGGGCCGCCAATTCGTAGCTGAACACCACCAACCGGCGACGGGTCTCGGTGTCTTTCAACTGACGGGCCCAGGATACGCAGTTCACGCCCGTACCGACATCGCTCGACAAGCCGACCAGGTAAGCCATCGGGATCCGAGGCTCTTTGTTCGTCGAGGTGCGTAATGCCGAGGCGACGCTCGTCAGGTCTACACTCTTTCCCCGATCATCGAGCGAGAGAATCGTCTCGTAAATGCGACGGTTCATCGGGTCGGCAAAGGTCTCTCCCGTCAGCAGGCTCCGCACATCGGGCAGGTAAGCCGGTTCGAGGATCAGCGCACCCAGCACGGCGCGCTCTAGCTCCGGGGATTCCGGCAGCCCCTGCGCGGGAATATCAGTCGAGGAGTTCATATGGTCGTTGCGTTTCATGGCTTGGTGTGTTTGCGGAAGAGAATTCATGTTTGCGTCGTATCCAGTTTCGGGCAGCGGCTTTCCAATCCTTCATCGGGTTTTTACCGGCTCGCCAGCCGTTCGCCGTGAAATGATCGTAGAAACATTCGGCATCAGTTTCCGTCCCGTGGATAGTCAAGAAAAAGTCTTTTACGGTTTCTATCTCGGGGACGACAAACGCCGTGCGTTTGGCTGTCCCATTACGCGGTTCGTCCGCGCTTTCTTTACTATCGTTAGATAGTTTCTTTATTTTACTTTCCTTTACTTTACTAGTTATAACAGCGCTATCCTTTTGCAATAACGGTGTTATAGCGTTGTTATCTCCCCATCGTCGAGCCATACCCAAACGTCCTGCTTCCGAGCGCTTTGCGCGCTTCTCGTTAAAGGCTTGCATCCGGCGATTCAGGCTCTCCGAAAAGAAGATCCGGTCGTCTTTTACCGTGAAAAGTTCATAGTTGTAGACCACCGTTCGCACCTTCTCGGCCGAGGTGTTGTAACGACGTGCCAGGGCAGGGATATTGGCCACGGGATAGGTGTAATCGGGTTGGTCGCGGAGGGTTTCGACCAGCATCCAATAGATGCCGTATCCCTCCATCCCGAGTTGTTCAATCATAAGCACGCATTTGGGGTCATCCTTGGCGTTGCTGTCGTGCGTAAAGTAGTAGCAATCCTTGTTCATGTCATGCCTCCTTTCTGCCGGCAACCTCATCGAAAAGTTCCGGCATTCGACGTATGTGCACATTCTCTTTATCCAGCCAGTATCTCTTAAAGCGCATACCTCGCTCCCGCACCCAGCGGTCCCGGACATTTAAGCCCTTCTTGCGCAAATATCTGATAACTGAGCGTGGATCCGGGATACTCAAAGATTCTGCAACATTATATGTCGCCCATTGGCCACCGCTAATCAAGACAGAAAATACAACATACTCTTGTTTTTTGAGCAAGTATGTATTACCTTTGTATTCGACGCTAAATTTTGCTCCCGCGCTTCTATTTGGGCCGGGGGCATTTCGTTTTTCATTCATATCCCAGGCTTTTTATTTACGGTTGGCACTTTCGGCAATATGCAAAGCCGAATTTTCCTTCATAATGTTTGGATCCTGTGTTTGAGACTGAACCCAAATCGACAATTCTCTACGACTAAACACTAATCGCCTACGAACTTTCTTGAACGGGATCTTTCGGTAGTAGGCCAAATTGTAAAGATTACTTGGCGTTGTAGGATAACCCAATCCTTCGAGAAAACAGATCGCAGCTTCGACAGTTAATGCGTCGGCGGCATCTTCGGCAGGAACTTTGTATTTAGCTAACTCCGGAACAATAGATCGAACGGCTGCATAGATATAGCCTTCAAGTTCCTCTCTCGATGTCAGAATAATTTTATCTGCCATAATAGTTGTTTTTTAATAAATATCCTAAAAGCTTTGCGATCGCATTACAAAGATCCGGATGATGCTTGTAATTTATTATCACCAAATAATTTATTGGTATTTATTCCACCTGATCATCAATAAAAAGAGAGGATACTTTACAGTATCCTCTCTCTCTTTTCATTCATCCAATTATGGTAAACGAATATTATCCACTACGTTTCTATAACAAGGTAAATCAGTTATCTCTGCAGCTAAAAAATCATGCAGACACTTTACACTCGTATCTAAATCCTCTATAATTATGTTTTCTTTTTGGAGTCGTCTAATCTCATCAGCTACGGCCAACGCTTTGTCGTAGTTGCTATTTGCAACAACTTCTCTGATCCGCTCTATTACTAAATTATAATTTTTGCTATCAGGGATTACATCTGATATTTCTTTTTTAGGCCTCCCCGACTTCTTTTTTATCTTTGTCTCTTGGCTTACCGGCATAATTTTATCTATGTCACGAAGCTCCTGCGCCAACGCAAACATAAATCCTGCGTCATGCCCCATCTGTCGCAATAAGGTTGCTTGAAAGCCTTTTCCGATATGCTTTGCTCTGTATTCTACAAACTGATCGAATAATGCCCTTTTTCGATCTTGTATGGGTTGTGAACCAAATCGAACCGATCGTTCACTATACAACTGAAAATCATTCCACCCAGACAAATAACCATCTAAATACATTTGTCTATGTTCACGCAAGAACGGATCACTATGCGCTGTGTTCGAAAAAAACAGCACAGCGACCCCTATACATCCAGGGAAAGCGAACATCGGCTCACCCGTTCGATGTAAATCAAACCTTAAATTAGGATTCTTTTTGTAGGCTTCGTCATTGGGCAACTCAAACCACCAACGAATATTATCTAAAGCATATTTTATCTCGGTTTTCAGAAAAAACACACAATCGTCCGCATTTTTAGGTTGTTCTTTCGTGGTAAAGTCCGCAATATTAAGATACTCTCCGTTTTGCATACCCCTTCTAAAATTTCGTTAATATTTGTGCATTCTTTTCCCGCTCCTCGCGTTCGAAACTGGCCAGGTAGTTCTCCGTGGTTTTGAGGTCGCTGTGCCCCAGCGATTCGGAGATATAGGCGATGTTTGCTCCCGCCCGCTTCAACACCGTGGCGAACGAGTGCCGGGCCGTATAGGTCGAGATCGGCCCGATGCCGAGCTGTTCGCCCACCTCCTTCATCCGCTTGTTGATCGAATGCGTCAGATCCTTGGTCCGGTTCTTGGTCGTCATGGCATCCTCCCGGCCTGTCAGTATCGGAAAGATGAAGGCATCCGGTCGTTTCGGGTTGCCCCAGCGGTCAATGATCTCCTGCATCGGAGGGGTCAGCACCACCCGAATATCGCGCAGCGTGCGGAGCGTGTGCTCGGTCTTTGACCGGATGAAACAGATCTCCCCGTTGACAATATCCCGATACCGCAGCCGTACAAAGTCGGCCACATTGATTCCGTTGCACAAATAGAGGAACAACCAGTAATCCCGATAGCGTGCCGTTGTCTGCCGTCCGTCATCGTAGCGGGCAATCTGCCCGATCTGCTCCAATGTAAGGGCCATTTTGCGACCCGTTCCTGCCTGAATGTGGTATTGCCCGAGACCCCGACCAAATGGATATTGCGCCTCGCGGATAACTCCCTGCTGCTTGGCTATGTTGAGGATTGCCCGAAGCGTTCGCAGATGGATGGCTATTGTGGTCTGCGCCTTGCCCTCCTTTCGTAGGAACAGCGCATATTTCTCCAACCAGGAGACCGTAATGGATTCGAAACGAATACGAGGCCCCGCAAACCGCTCCAGCCCTTTGAGCACGTTGTCGTAAATCAGCATATTGCCGACCTGCTGGGCTTTTCTCAATGCCTCCATCCGAGCCCGGAATGCTGTGTTTACCGTATCCGTGGCAGCTCCTTTCAGTCGGGTGTTGAGAGCATCCAGCGAGAAGCCACCCGAGGCGGCCAGTTCCTCGACGGCTGACCGCACAATCTGATAGCTGCTTTCGATGTCCTTGCGAACCGATACCACCGCCCGGGCCTTGGTCGTCGGCATCACCTCCCACTCCTCCGGGGTCAAGTCTTTCCCCGTGGAATAATACCACCGGGCCCGCTTGTAGGTGACGCGAATCTTTACGGGATACTTTCCGGACTTTTTCGGGTGCGCGGTGTCGAGCATCGGGGATACCGTTATGCCGTCCTTTGAGTAGTTCAT